CAGCAATTAAATCAATAAATCCGTTTATGCTTTTAAATTATCACTTGATCCAGTAATGTCTAGGTCTTCAACTTTATCAACCCAAGCATCATAATCTTCAGTAACACCATTTCTTTTAGAGGCAAGCCATGCTAAATATAAAAGCCATTCATATCGCTGCTCATCATTTAACCTTGAAATTGGTATGTCAAATTTACGCTCAAATTTAACAATATCCCCAGGTTTAATCTTAACTTCAAGTTTGGTGCCGTCGCTCATCACGACTACCATATTACCCATTACGAAGTCGCGCGGGTAATAGTTCCAGAGGTAGGAAATGAAACTGACATTGTAGCAAGTTCTCCTACTGCATTTGCAACTGGAATGTGTTGATTAACTAAAACTGATCCACTATAAGATGGATTAGTAGCACTAACTGAGCCGCTTGTTGGTTTTACTACAAAAGCTGTAGTTGTTCCAAGTAAAGGCCAAAGTGTAGCGTCAACTTCACTAGCCGCAAAATCTTGTTGAAACTCGACGGAAAGAGTACCTGTCTTAAGGCCCCCTGTTCTGGACTGGAAGGTTTCTCCCATACTAGTTGTCATAATTTCATCAGCTGTAATGTCTAAAGTAACTGAAGCAACATGATCACTTAAATCAACGCTGTTCAATGTTACGCTTGCATCTGTCAAAACAAATTTTGCCAAAATAAACTCCTTTCAATATCTTTATTTTAAATATGAATAATGAAATATAAGTTTATACGTTATTAAATGGAAAACCCCTCTTGCTGCTAGAGGGGCTTTCCGGTACGTAAACGGGGGTTGTACGTTTTATTCTTTTCTTAATACAAATTCTAAATCAAGATAATCATGAAAATCAGGATTAACTTTTGGTTTAGGCTCGCGTTTTTGACTTACTGTAAAACTACTCCAACATAATTTTAATTTGCTTTCAGTGCCATCTTTATTATATAATCTAAAAGTAACTTCTGTATCTCCTAATAAATTATGTAACTTATCTTGATCTTGCCTAACTTGATCTTTATTTTTCATTTTGTCCTCCGTTTTTTTTTAGTTATTTTAAATTAATAAATAAACCTTCTATGTTTTTAATAGCTTCAACTCCTTTGTCTCCACATGCTATAAACATATTAGGCGCAATTGCTTTGCCTCGGCCCTCTTGCCCTTCTAATTCAAAAGCTACTCTTCCTTTTTTTAAAACAATTGCGTCAGCTTTACAAATTATTTCATGAAACCATTTTGTATCTGTTCTTGCAAACAATAACATTACACCATTTCCATGCTCTATAAACTTTTTTAACCACGGATCCATATTTCTGGAATAAGGCGGATTTAACCAAACAAAACCCTCCCATTTCTGTTCTAGTCCATTGTCTTTAAATGTATAAATCTTTTTAGCAGGAACGTTATTAGCTTTTTCACTGCTAGCTGGATCTAAATCAAATATAACACCTAATTCATTAAATACACTTTTAGGCGTATACCACTCAACAGAATTTGAATCTGTATAACCAGGATTTACTTTCATAGCCCTCCTTTTGTTTATATAGTAAATTTTTCAGAAATAATTAAATTGCTATCAATTTTCCATCTAACAATTAAATCAACATCTGATCTGTGAATTTCATAAAGTCTAACTTCAACATTAGCTTTTTGAAAATCTTTTAAGTTTGTGCGCATTTCAGCTGTAGCTTTTGCTCGTGAAATTGCCTCAATATTAATAGTTTTAATATCTGATCCAGGTACCTTTACTACTCCTTTAAATTTTTGCATTTTATTAGTCCTCCGTTTGTTTAGCTTATAATATAATTATAACATAAATTATTTTAAATGCGTAATGTTTTTAAATATTTTTATTCAATACCGATTGCAGCATGAATTGAAAAGCTTGGACTTGTTCCAGTTATAGTATAATTCAAACGCCAGTAATCATCACTTACAGCGCCGGCAACGCTTTGAAAATCTGCCCCTATAGCTGTAATTCCTGTAAAAGTAATTCGATCAGTTGGACTTGTAAAGCTTGCATTATCATCTGATTGTAATTTAAAAGTAATAGTTGGAGTCGACGTACCTGAAACTGCATAGCAATGAATTGCTGCGTACGCTTTTTCATCGGCGGCAACAGCTCCAAGCTGGGTGCCTGTTGAATTACCTGAAGCTGTTAATGCGCCATCTAATTGAATAGTTCCTCTAACAACTTTATCGGACGATTGGCTTTTGCTTATAGTAAACGGAGCTAAGCCTCCAACCTCACCTAATATTGAATAATCAAATAATCTTGATTTCATAAAATATGCAATATTTCCTACTCCAGCATCTGGAACAGTAGTAACAATTAATTCATTTCCTATTGAAGCACCTAGCAAAGCATCTGGCTTATTGGATCCTGCTTCATAAAAACCATCTATTTGTAATGAACTATCTTTTAACCCGCCTAGCTTTTCTCTGAATCCACCTGAGTTAATAGTTGTTGAATCTAATTCTTCAGCGTTTATTTCAAGATTAACAGATGTTACGTGGCTGCTCAGGTCATATCCGCCTGAAAATACTTTACCATCATTAAATACAAACTTTGCCATTATTTCTCCCACGCCTCATTTACATCTGGCGTTGATTTATCATCTTTTATAAAAGTGCCATCTTTTTTACGAGCACGCTTTCTTTTAATTGTAGTAGGGATTATATGGCCACCCTTAATTAATGATTTTGCAATATTTTCATCGTCAATAGTTATCGTATCACCTTTAGCTTTATCCATAACTTTTTTATTACCAATTATTTTATATTTAGCCATTAGCTTGATCCTTTTGTATAAACTTGTATTTCTAAATTAGCGCCGATTCCATCAATTCCATTCAAGTTAAAGTCAGCACTATAATTTGTCATATTAACTACTCTAGCATCTGTATTAGCTAATCCTAAAGTGCGATTATTATATATTATTTGCCTAATACTTGAACTACCACTTCCAGTAACAAACGCGTCTAATTTATCCTGAGCAGTTCTTGCATCAGATCGCTGTACAGCTATTAAAACATCAAAGGTATAAAGATCTGTGCCACGTTGCATTGCTAAATCAAATTCAATATTTGTAGGTATAAACATTGCAACTGGAAAATTTATTGCATTGTCTGGGATTACATCATAACAACGTAAACCACTTATTCCGCTTATTGTTGTTTTAAGACCATCTCTAATTTCAGACATTGTTGCCATTTAAGCAACCCCTAAAACTGTGCCTTTACGAAATGGAGCAATCATTCTAGTAATCTCTCTGTTTTGTTGTATATTAACAACTCCAAAATCGCCTACACCTGCAACACCCAGCGGCGCATTTCGCATTGCAAATAATTCACTTGCTAACATTAATGAAGCTTGCCTAATTTGCTCAGGCACTGACGCGTAACCCCATTTAGCTGTAATTTCAGCCCTGGGCCTATTACTTGAATAATCTAAAGGCCATTCATTTGATCCGTCGCTAATTAATTCTATTATATAATATGGATTGCCTGTAATACCTCCAACAATTCCATTTATAGGCAAAACTTGATATTCACTTGATGAAACAGTTACTTCATACGTTCCATCGTCATCATCATCATATTTAACTACAAGTCCTGTAGTTGTAGATATATCATCAACTTTAAGTCGATATAAATCATCTGTAAAAAATTTTCTTGCCGATGCTGATCCGTCAGCATAAAAATATCTACCACAAAAAGCGTCTATTTGTCGAGAAGCTGCATTTATAGCATCATCTAAAAGATTATCGTCTTCACTATCACTTGTTGGAATTCCAACAAATGCTTTTAACTCATTTTGCGTACAGTAGCCATTAGTAATTGCCATAGGTTATTTCCCTTTTTTGCGGCCCTTACCTTTGCCACCTTTCATTTTTTTTCCGTAATCAACACCTTTAGGCATAATTACTTTTTCTTTTCTACTTTTTTTTCAGCTTTAGGTTTTGCAGTTTTTGTTTCAACTTTTCCACCTGCTGCTTTAATAGCTTTTTTAACCTGCTCAGCA